GAGCCATTAGCGCGGGGAGTGCGACTGGGGCCGCTGCACCACCCGTTAAGGTTGTGGCTGCAATTGCTGGCAATATCGCACCACCAGCCTCATACGCAAGTGCCTCGTATGGGCTGTCTTTCCTGTAAGCCTCTAACTTTGATCTGATGTCTGCAACTGCTGTGTCGTAAGGAACACCGGCCAATGATTGAAGGTAAGCCTCAAACTCATCAGAACTACCAAACGTCAGACCCTGCGCAAGAGAACGTAGTTTTTGGCTTGGAGCCTCACCCTGTGGTGCTTGTGGTGCTGGTGCTAAAGCAGCCTGAACTGCCTGTAGTTTTGGTAGTGGGATGGCGTTGTTGTTCCCCGCCTTGAGTGCTTGCAACTCCTCGACGGTGAAGGTATCAAGAACCTGTTGCAGATCAGTTTGTGCCATTATTTTTGCTTCCGTTTGAGTGCTTCGTCAATAGCGTTACCCATGTTCAGATTGCCACTAAGGTCAGTCTGAACCGTATAAGGCATCACTTGGAACAATGGGGCTACCTCATCAAACCCTTTAACTCTCGATGCGTTTGCGTAAACAAACTCGTGATCTTTGATGCGCTGATAGGCAAGTTTCTGCATTGCCGCCATACCAGTGCGCAACTCAGCCGCAGTCATTGACTGATCTCCTGCTGCAACGCGTTTAATCAAAGCACGTTCACCTTCAGTAATTGGTCCCTGACCCTTCATTGAGGCGGCAGCAGTCAACTCAGACTGCGCAAGACCTTGAACAACTTGACGTGTGTTTTGCAGCGTCTTCTCAGCGTCAGGCCCAGCAATGTTCAACTGCTGCCCAACGCGTAGCATTGCAGTTCTGTAATCAGCGGCTGGGCCAAGAACTGCGGCACTCAGAGCCGGTGCGATATTGTCAATGTTGCGTAGTGTGTCATTGGCTGAATTTGCAGCGTCTGTGACCTGTTGCAGTCGAGTTGCTCCAGCACTTCCGGCTCCTGTTGCAAACGCATTTGGTCCAGGTGGCAACCTCACTTCAGTTTTAGGTGCAATCTGAGAACGGTAGGTTCCTAATGCCGCTGTGCCTGACGCTCCAGTTCCACCAAGTTGGCGTCCTTCTAGGTATTCAACTGCACGGATGTCAGATGGCATTGCCTCATAGGGTTGTGCATCAGTAACAATTCTGCGCTGTCCTTGCTTGTTGTACTGGACAACAACAGGCTTATTCCCAATCATCATGTTCTGTGGCGCGCCATACTCTTGAGACGCATTGAGTGCGTCAAGCATCGACTTTGCAAGTTGATCCTCTGGTTGGTTAGACATCAACGCCAGTTGCTCCCGACTTAAATTGGCAAATGGGCTGCTTTGTTGTGCTTGCTGCACAGTTTGAACCTGTGCCGGTGTTGGAACCTGCCCAATCATGTTGGCACGAGCCACTGTAGGACCCGCTGGCATATTAGGTACTGCGAGTGACTGTTCAGGTGTAATGGCAACACCGGCAACTGGCATTGAGGCGGCTGGCATAGTCTGCCCATAGTCACCCAAAAGCATTTTTTGCATATTCGAAAGCCTATCTCTTGCGCGCTTGGCATCATCCAACTTCTGCTTTGTCATGATGTTAGCGATGGCTCCTGTCTGAGCCTGCTGGTAACCTTGCTGCCCAGCACCGTAAGCCTCGCCCAAAGCCTGGCCAATACCAATTGGGACTGCGCTTGGACCTGATGACTTGAGAAGGGACGCGGCCAAAGCCATGATTCCCTGCTGGTTCATCCGTGCGCGTTGCTCTGGGGTGAGGTACTCCTCAAACCCCATGTCGCCACCGCCAAACATATTGGAGCCAAGAAGACCACCAAAATCAAAAGTTGCCATGATTCACCTCAAGCGAAAAGACCAAGAAGACCGCCGATGCCAGCACCAACGGGTCCAAACATTTGGCCACCAGCCAATGCACCGCCCAATGCGCCTGATGCCACATTACGTGAGTAAGGCGTTGTGGTAGACATACCGAGGTTCGGGATGTTGCCGCTCAATGCGCCGGTAGAGACACCCAACTTCTCTATACCGATATTGCGCAGTGCATCCAATTGCTGCTGCTCCAACTGCTGACGCGCACCTCCCAAGGCCAATACGTTCTGACCGCCTTGGATGTTCTGACCCCTAGCGTACTGAGCCAAGTTAGCGGCTTGTCCGTAACCCTGCTGACGCATATTCGCTGACAGGTCAGCGGCCTGCTTGAGTGCAGCAGCGTTAGTGAGGCTAGACTGCACACCCTGACGTGTTCCACCAAACGCCTTCGCTTGTGTAGCGGCCTGACGATCTCTGAGGTCTGCCATCTGACGGCTTGACTCAATGTCGCCCAGGCTGCGATCAATTACGTCTTGCTGGTACGGGTTCATGAAGGCGTTGATGTCCTGACCCGTAAATGGAGTTAAGGACTGGTTAACGATCTGCTCTTCACCCGCCGTGTACATTGGGTTAAAGCCAGCAAACTGCCGCACTCCAAGTGCGCTTGCGACTGACTTACCCTGACCCAAGTTCTCAAGGTACGCAGCCTTTAACTGCGGGTCGATGGCTTGGGTTGATGTTGTGGAACCGCCTTTTGACATTTTGTATCTCCTTACGCTTCGAGCAAGCCGCGAAGTTTGCCCTTTGAAATCTTACCTGCGTTGATGGCATTCATCAACTCGATGCCGTACTTACCAACGGACTTTGCGTTGATGACGTACTCGCCGTCATCTAGTCCACCGTAGCCGTCATCGGGACCCATTGGGTTCGGACCAAGCAGGCGATTCATTGTGACTTGGCCGCCTTTGTACCAGCCACCGTCACCTCCACCGTCACCTCCAGCGTCACGGCCACCGTCGCCTCCACCAGCACCCGATGCAGGGCCACCGCCAGTATCACCTCCAGCATCACGACCTCCGTCACCGCCACCAGCACCCGACGCAGGACCACCGCCTTCAGTACCACCGCCAGCATCACGGCCACCCCAGCCTCCAACGTCAGCACTGTTTACAGCCCCAACATCGGCACTAGTAGAACTACCTGCGGCAGCACCAGAGCCTGAAAAGCCACTACCAGTAGTACCTCCTCCAGCGTCACGCGCACCCCAGCCGCCACTTAATGGGTCTGAAAATTCAGCAGCGGTAGGGGCAGTGGTAGAACTTCCTAAAATACCGCCAAGATATCCAAGATTGGCAGGATCAATCCCTCGCGCAATAAGACTTTGGTTGCTTACAAAAGTTGGGTCTAACGCTTTTTGCAGCAAACCTAAAGTCGTATATCCAAAAAGATTTTGACCAAACTGAGTAATCTTGCCCATCGTTGGGTTTTCAGCGTAATAAGCTGCTTTTTGAGCATCAGTCATTGCATCCCAGCCTGGGTTGCTGCTTTCCCCATCGGTCTTTCCACGATCACCGGCAGGAAAACGATTTGGATTATTTAACGCCTGTAGGCGAAGAATCTCATCGTATGCGCTTGATGATCCAGATGACGCAGGTGTTGCTGCAAATGAACCATAACCACCCGTGTAAGACTGTGGTGTCATGGCATTGCGTCGGCGCATCAACTCCATGATCTGCGCGTATTTACTGTTATCGACAGGGATTCCACCTGACGCATCACCAGCGGCTAGTCTATTAAATATTGATGGGATACCGCCTTGTGCAGCGTAAATATCTGATTGGCCACCTAAACTCATGATAATTCCTTGCTTAAAATGAACCACTTAGGTTCGTAACCCTCATCCTTTAAGAACGTCTTCTGCCAACCCTGACGGCCAGCAAGAGATACTCGACTGCAACCCAACTGCTTGCCCCAAGACTCGATGTATGGTCGCATCTGCTTGAGTTCATCTAGGTCGCCGCCAGCAAGGAAGAAGTGCAAGTCCTTGATTCGCGGGTAGACAATGATCTCAGTAACCACTGCGGATTTAGTGCCAGGCCAGAACTGAAATCTGTTACTAGCCACACCCTCCGCAATGTCTTCAATTGTGTGTGTCCCTCCTGAGTATTCTAAAGCCGCTTCGATGTGTTTGCGCAGCGACCAAAACTCCTCCATTAACGCTTACCTGCCGTTGTAGTCTCCAAACGCATAACTCCAACGCGCCAGTCATCCAATATGTTGCCTGTCACCTTCATCTTTACTGACCGACCCGAGAACCTGGCATCGGTAGGAGCCTTGGCCGAGAACGGTCCATAGGTAGACTCAGCCGAGGTCGGGTACAGCCTTGACGTGAAGGAGATGGCAACCTCGCCCAGTGTCTGCTCGTCGGGGATAACCGACCTGACGGACATGATGTTCTCGCCTGTGCCGATCTCAATGGGTCCTGACTGGGCGTAGGGGCTGACAGAGTCATAGGTGAAACCCACCTCATGCTCATAAATGTAGGAATCTGCGCTGACCATCAAGGGATTCTTGAAGACTCCCCTGTCAGTGCCAGCCGTGCGGGACATGGTTCCAATCGCCCAGTGACCCTCACGGTAGTTGTAGGTCACATAGGAATCATTCTCGTTTGAAGCACTTGATGGGTAGAACCAAGTGACTTCACCAAACATACTGTTATGAACAGCGTAAACCTTAGAGGCTTGGTTGTAATTTATGTTGTTAAAGACATAATCAGAAACGTCGCAGGTCATTGGCTTAACGTAGCCGTCGTACTGCCAAAAGCCCGACTTAGACATCCACATAGCCGCAGTGTCAATGGCCGCAACGGATTGGCTAGAGATTACTCCACAGCCCGAACCCGCCTTCTCGAACGAGTAAACGAATGGCAGTCCGATGTAGGTGGCTGTGTGTACATCCACATCTGTAAACAAAAGGTTTACACCTCGGACTCTTTTGCCTGCCTTTAATGTTCCGACTGTGGCAAGTTCAAAGTCACCAGCCTGATTATTTGACGCGGCAGTCCATACAGTATTGTTCTCTTGGTCACACCAAGATACAAGACGGCCATTTCCACCGGCTCCCAACGCAAAGATGATGCGCTCTGAAGTCACCAAAAGGGCTGCGCAACTCGTTGGGGCGTTGGTGATTACAGCCGCAACGGTAGGAGTGGTGAACCCCAACTGCCACTCATAGAGTTTGCCGTCCGTGTCGCTACACGCTACAAGGTACTCACCCCAAGTGTCTAGGCTCCATGTCGTTGCAGGCAGTACCGTACCAATGTCAGGACGTGCAACGCCGTAAGCAGATGTTCCATAAGTGCTGTAACCGTAGCCTGTCCCGCTGACGGCATCAGCACGGCCAGTAGTAAAACCCACTGGGGTGATGTCCTTGATGGTTGAGTCTTGGCTCATTGCGAAGAGTTTTGACTGTGTACCTGCCGCAACGTACCTTGCATTGCCATTAGTTACCCAAGCCAGCAACCCACGGCAAATACCTGTGAGTTGCGTCTCTGACTTCTTGCGCCACCCACCAATGGGGCGTAGGGTGTTCTCGTACCAGCGAACTAGGTTCGAGTCGTACCAACGTCCCGCAGCCTGGTACTCAGTACCATTACGGTAAACGCCTGGGGGGATTTTGAGTGGTATGAGTGCCATAACGAGATTATGCTGTTTCTGTAGACAAATTGGAGACGAACGACATGGTGGCAATAACCGAAGGGATTGACGGACGTGTCGGGGAGGTTCCAGCCGCGAAGGTTTCAATGGTCACAGCAACGTCGCTTGTTCTCCAGACGATCTGCATATAGTCATTGGCGGCTAGGCTTACAAAATAGTTCAATGCAACGATTACGTGGGACGGGTCGCCCGCTGACTTCCTTGCCGAAATGCCAAACCTGCTGTTGGATTTGGCGATGTCGGTCCCGTTCTTTCTGAACCAAAAGTCAATGTCTTGGGAACTGTTTGTCGTGTTCTTGACTTGGATGCTGAATTGCAGGTTGTATAGACCAGGTTGAGCCACGTTAAGTCTTGACGAGTTTGACAATGTCACCCCGTTACTGAAGTCTGTAGTATCAAAGGTTACAGGGTAGGCTGTGGTGGTGTTTGCCGCAGTCTGATTTGTACCGTCCTGAAACGCACCGTAGGGCGTGTTGATGTACTTCCCTCCCCTCGGCCCGAACAGCGCAGCAATGATGCCTGTGACGCGCTGAAAGTACCCTCCCATATTGGCGAAGGTCTGGCTGAAGTATCTCTGCTCGTACTCATTCCCAGGTGTACCCGTGTTGGGTACTGCCGGTGTTGTAAGTTGGCCGGTGTAGTTTGTTGCCATTACTCAAACTGACGAGTGCCAGCCTTGTCAATAATCAGTGCTTTGCCACGGGGTTCGGCATCTTCGGTATTCGGGATGCTGATGTGCGTCCAACGATCAAACTCACGGATGATCTGATCGAAAGGCAGATTGGCAGCAATCACAGCGCGGACTACTTCATCGGGGGTAACGCCGGGTACACGGAAGTCACAAGCGCACCCCTTACGATGCTGAGACTTGTCAGAACTTCCAACTGCATCATTGACCTGCTTACTGCGGAACGCAGAGTTAATCATCACGGGCTTGCCGCCAAGGGTTTCCTTGACCTGCTCCAGCAGTTGCGCCAGCCGTTGCAGGTTGCTGATTTCTTCCTGTGTCGGGCTGTTGTCAAACTCCCTGTGGTCGGTGACGGTCAGTTCGTCAAGGGTAAAGTGTTTACTTAGGTGTGTCATTTTGCTGCCTTTGACAATAAATCTGTTTTGTTTTGAGAACTTGCCGATGAGCCAAAATAGTAAGAAATAATCCCCGTCCAAGCAGTACCCAGTGAGCCAAGCATCATCAAGATGGCAGGGTTGCTGCTGTCAATCTTATTAAAAAACATCAGTACCATAATACTAAAAAAGCCAATGGTCACTGCACCAGCTAGTAAGGGCGGCACTATTGACTTAGTTGAAGATTGCATATCCCGTGCAGACTTGCGGTCTTCAACTTCTAGTTTTTCAAAGTTAAGGCCAAGTTCATTGGCTTGTTTTTGAAGTTCAATCTCAGCAATTTTGACTTGAGCAATTTGCTCTGCTGAAAGTTTGTTGTTGGAGATAAGATCGCCAACTTCAGTAGGATCGACTCCAGTAGCTTTGCTAATAGCGGCTACAGCCATCCCTACTAATGGACCCCCCATTGCCGAAGCAATTGTTGGCGCAATTTGTTTTAACCAATCCATTATTGTTTACTCCTTGAAAGCATGGTTGCTGCAATACTCAGCATGGTTCGTGCTGATTCTAAGTTTTCGGGTTCGGTTTCCCATCCCACGGTTATCTGCCCCACAAACC